TCTTCTGTTGCGATGCTTTTAGCTTCATGTGCACATCGTCGATATTCCTCATAACTTCGCGTGTTTCGTACCCTGTATGCATCGCATCAATACGCATAGCACAAAGTTTTTCGCTAAGTTCGAGCGAAAGATAAACAACGTTCAATCCAGCCATTGCCCAATTTACTGCAATGTTCTGTAAGAACAAAGATTTACCTGCACCAGATTGACCTGCGAAAATTGTAATTTCGCCTTTATTCAACCCTCCGTACAATTTGTCGTCAACTGTTTTCCATCCAAGTGACGACTGCCCTTTGTTTTCACGAATTGCTTCAAGACGTTCCTTTGGGTTAGCATAATAATCTGTACCTAGATCTTTAACCAACGCAATCTGCACGGCCGCCTTGACTGCTGCTTCGACTTCGCCGTATCGTCCTTCATCGAGTAAATCGGGGCTCGCAAGAATGGCATCTCTCAGACCTTTATGCCTGCAAAATTTTTCAAATTCTCTTAAGAACCAGTTTTCGTGAATTGCAGACTCGACTTCCATAATATGGATATCTTTACCTGTTACTGCTTTTATCTGTTGTAGAGCCGGGATGCTCGAAAAATCTGTACTGTAAGATTCGATAAATGCAACAGTATCTCTGTTTTGTCTGTCGTCGAAGTAGTCCGACTTAATAATGCCTTTGCAGCGAACAAACAAGTCAGGTTTGCTCACCATAAAGCTAATAAATAAATCTTCAATATCTTTGTTATAATCGTTAATTTCGCTTGCGTTCTCTGACATTTTGTTCAATTGCCCATTTTAAATGTATTTTATCTTTACCAGTAATTGCAGAATCAATAATAGAATGTGTGGTTAATAATCTACCGTATTTAACTGATGCCTGTGCTGCATCTTTTATATCGGGCGACCACCTGGGGAATGATACTGCCCAGCTATTTTCAATCGCTACATCGACGAGATCTCTTCCTTTTCTATCTCTGTCGGGGCACACAATGACTTGTTTCTGCAACCTATTTATTATGTCGATTTTGGCCTGTCCAATTTCGCCTAGTATACCTACTCCGTCAACTGCCCATGCATCAAGCACCCCTTCGTTAACGAGGACATATTTACGTGACCAGTCCTGTTGATTGTCGAGATTATAGACAAAGTCATTCGGGCATTGCTGAAAGTATTTTGGTATAGATTTATCTTGCACATCGTAGCATAATCTCGAAGTAAACCCTACTACTTTGCTCTTATGGTAATAAGGAACGATAAGTCTTTTATTTAGATTGTTTGTTTTAATCGGTGACCAGTAAAAATTATCAAGATTGTAAATTTTTCTCGAAATTGCATATTCGACAACTTGCATAAAATTCTTATCGTCTAACCCATATTCTAACCACTGAGTAATAGGCAATGAATCTTTTGGTAGATCCATTGGGACCCACTTTTGAAACAAGTTTCGTAACTTGTTTTCTTTATTTTCCGAATCGCCTTCGCGTACTTCCTCGATATTATTTCTTTGTTTAAAGATTTCGAAATCGAGCTGTTCAATAAACTTATCGCTTATGTCGATGTGTTTAAGAAAGAATTTAAAGGATTTCGAAAGAGGCCTGCCTTCTGTGTGGCTCGCAGAAAAGCCGCAATTGAAACAATTGCAGGCAATGGTAGTAGGGTTAAATTGTATTCCGAATCTGGTTCTCTTGTCTGCACTATGTCCTTGGGTGTGACAAAGCATACAGTTTCTTTTGTTCCATCCCTTAGGGGCTTGTTTTAATGCCCCTATGTTGGATAAAATGGCGTCCTTAAGAGTTTCTATAATCATATTGAGATTATAGCACGAAACTCACATGAACGTCAAAAGTTGTTTAAACTCTTACTGTGAGTTTAGGCATTCTACCCGGATCGATAATATTTGTACTAGGGAACAATCTAAATTTCAGCCACATAAAATTAGCCGAAAAAGTCCACGCTTGTGTTCCTGTGTATTGCAAGAACTCGATGTCCGTGCTCATTGTCGACGGGTAAATTTTGAACCATCTATGGTCGATGGTAGGGTCGGGTGTTTCCTCTAAGGTTCCCCAAATTTCTAAGACACCTGTAAAATTCTCAGTATATGTTGAAAACGAGTGTACAGAATTTACATGATTAAGCACCCTGGCACCGGGAATACGAGGAGAATACTTGCAAGGTGCTGGTGGCCCCATTGCAGGTAATATCATATCCGGGGTCCAATCTTTTTCAGTAAGAGTAATACTGTCGACGGGTGCCTTGAATGCTTGTTGCGTGATTTCTAATTCCATTGCGACATTATTATCCATATCTGAATACACTGGCTTCTGTATGTATTCATCCGTTTGTCCTACCACAAACTCTTCTGTTCTGATTAAAACAAGCGAAAATCTGCCTGGGCGAACTAAAGCAATGTCTCCACTGCTTAATTCTAAAGTGATAATACCTTTCGCAGGACCGAGTATGCAAAGTTTTTCAATAACAATGGTGTTATTTTCAGGATCAATAATTCTTGCATAAACTTGCTGGTTGCAAGATACGTCGTAAGGCACTCTATCAGGGCCGAGTGCTCTGAATACAATTTTATTATCAATGCCCTTATGAGCCTTTATTGGATTTTTATGCATATTACCATTATCCTTGCAAGAACAGAAGGTATCTCCGACAATTGTAACTTGTCGAATATGGTCATACATATATACTTTGTGAAAATTTACGTCCATTTATACCTGCCTTTGGTATATTTATCAGAAATAAGACCAAAAAAAAATTCCTACTGGAATTCTCGGTCATAAATAAGACGTATGATAAATCTCGATGATATAAAAGAAAAGTTCCCGTTTTTAAGCGGTATAAGGTGCCAAAGTCAAGAATACATTGGCATCATCCAAAACTCTGACGAAAAAATCATCAGTTTTTACGATTACGAATCCATACGCACAGTTGAAGAGAAAAAGGCATTTCTTGAACTAGGCGATACATGGTGGTGGGAAAGTGCAAGAACATTGCCCATAAATATTTTCCTAACAGGACAAATGGTTCCTTTTAGATATTGCCTTAAAACAATTATCAATAAAGATGTTGAAGTAATGTTCGGGCCTGTCACTAGTCTAAACAATATAATGAAGAAGCGTATTAAGAAGCGCCAAATTCAACTAATCAGAAAAACCGATTAAGATTCTTGCTTAGATAATTTTTCAATAAGCAAGTTAAGATTTACAACAATGGCCAAACTGTAGCTAATAGCGTGACTGCGCTTAAACTGATAGTTTTCGTCTTCACCCATCTTCACCCACACTTCTTTTCTTATCTTTTCCCAGCTCGATTGCTGAAGATACGCTTTCGACGGCCTAATAATCGCAAGTATCATAGCAAGATCTTCAACAGACTTGGGCTTAAATTTCTTCAGCAAATCACTATGTCCGTTAAGATGGAACAGTTGATCGGTTACTTCTTGATATTCGAAAAAATCCCAAGGTGGCTCTTGATCCATAAGTGTTTTTAAATGTTCTTCATCTCTAACACCTTCGTACATATTCACATTAAGAAAGTCGATCTTAAAGTATCCATAATCTTTCGCAATGCGGTGATCTAGTGTGGACATATTAGAAACCGGATCTCTGGGGATATTTTGAAAGTACACACCTGTTACGTGTTTTTCAAAGTTACCATTGGCACGATCTATTCGTCCGTTAATATGCTCAATACCTGCAAGTATATTGTCTCTTCCGAATACATCAATGTCTACGTCGGTTTCTACTTTTCTCATTTTATGAATTTTTCCCTTGCACTGAGATCGCGAAGCATTTTTTCGATCTTGCTCATTTTTTCTTTGTAGTTATGCATTTTGTAGATTTTTCCGTGCTGTAATGTCAGTATAATTAAATCTTCTTCAAACGCGAATTCTACTACAACATTATGCCGTTGGTGAATTACACGATACGTGTCTGATTTCAATTTCTTAACATCGTTGATAAATTGATTTTTTAGCGGTATGTCTGTCATCCAAGGCGACATATCGATCAAAATATAAATATCCTTCATATGCCGGCTTGTTCTAGCAGCTCTCTGATATAATTGACGTCGTCGTCTTCGCGTTTGAACTTTTTCATCCAAAATCCGGGGTCGATGATTTTACCTATCATCTTGGTATGGTCTTCATTAAACTTAGACATCAGATCGTCGCCTGTGCTGCAAAGATACAATACCCACGGACTTATTTTACCTGCTCTAATCATATGTGCAGCCTCATTAGCACTTACTAACGTGAAGAATTTATCAAATTCCACCTTGTTAGTTTCTGCCCATTTCATAATTTCAGTTATAGTGCGTTCGGTTGCACTTATAGCAGGCTCTTTTTGCACTAGATCGCAGATGTATAATTCATACAAATCTTCTCGAGTCCACTCTTTAAGTTTTAATCCACTCTTGATTGCAAAATCAATGAACTTCTCCATGTAAAGTGGATTAAGGTCGGATATGTAATGTCCGAATTTTACAAAATCAATGTAATAGGGACTATCAATGAAATCATCTTTTGTCTTAGGTTTACTCGATACAATTGATATTTCGTAAAATCGTTTGAATGCTAGAAAACCGAAACGCGGGCCAGTGGCATCTTTCTCCATGAACCTGCGTTTCTTAACACAAATATGAGTAGCTAGCGTACCTTCTTTGTGGAATTTTGTTCCGCAGAACTTACATTGGTAGTTCTGTTCCATTTTCTTTTTAGTCAACAAGGTTAACTTTCTTTATTATTGCCTTTGAATATATCATTGACGGTTTTATCGTCAAACCCATTATCGATAAAGAATTGTTTGAGCTCGTCTGTACTATTCAACTTAATGATTAGTTCTAGTTCGTCACTCCGTAAAGAAGGGAAAAACTGCAGAAGTGCTGTTTCGAGTTTATCCTTTATCATGCCACGCGGAGGTTTAATGAACTTGCGCTTTACAAATCTGCCTGTGCCACACAAGGTAAGTAACATCCACTGAAGTTCTTTGTGACCCTCGATTCCTAACGTCTTCTTCGGGCTGAATCTCGAGAAATTATTATTTACTAAGTCATTAACGGATAGCAAATAATGAACTTGATCGCGATCAGAATCCGCCGATGTTAACCATCGCATTAATATCCACGGTTCGACATCGTTCTGTTCTTCGGGTCTTAAATTTCTATAGAAAAATTTGTCGCCGCGCTCGATTGCCGGCAACACTGTTTTAAAGAGATCTAGCTTAAATTTCTTCTTGTCATCCTCTTCTTCGACAATTTCTGTATCTGTGTTTAGGTTGTGAAAATCTGACAACCAATTTTCTATTTCGTTACTCAAAAAGTGCTCCAATATCGATAACGTCTGATGTTTTACCAAGTTCCTTAACAAAAAGCACACAGTTAGGGCATGGTTTATCTTCCACCGGCACAACTAGTATGTTTCCGTTCTTAAGTTTAGGGAAGAACCACTTAATATCCGTATACACATTTGCGATATTTACTTCGTGCGGCTTTGGTACCATATGCTTTAATGGATTAAAAACCATCGTATGAAACCCTCGATCGTTGAGACTTGTCAGTGGCATTACTTCCAAGTCGCTGTAATCTTCATCACAAACAAGAATAGACCAATCCAATGGCATTTGAACTTTATATTCGCCTATTTGCAGGACAACCGCAGGCGCATAAAAGCTTTCTAAGAATATAAGTGGTATGAAAAAATAGTCCGGGTTCTTAGGATCCGAGTAATCGAAGACACAATATCTTATATCCTCGATTGCTTCGGGGACCTTATCCAAGTCATAGGACATATTATCTGTTGTTAGAATTTTAATTTTGACACCTCATTTTAAAAGTTAATGTATTATAGCACAATAACGTTTCGTGGTCAAAATAGAAAACTTTAATTCACAAGATATTATCGCGTGAAACTGAAAACATAAACGGACTAAATCCGCATTTTATCATGAAATCATCTAACATATTGTTGAACCCCGAATGAACGATACTCATGTACATAACTGTACCCACTGCATCGTCGTTTTCTTCGTCGTAAGAATATGCTACAACCGATTCTGATCCAGTCTCTGTAGGTACATCTATTGTGAATACCTTCATCCCCAGGTCGAACAGTTTGTTAGCTTCGAAAAATACAGCAATCACAGGTAATTGCCTGCCCGTGATATTGGTTCTCATTATCTTTGTAGCCATAAAAGTTCCTTCTTACAATGAACGTAGCTTGCTGAGGTAGTCGTTGAAGGCGTTCTCCAGACTACCATATTTTAGTATCATGTACATAAGATTAGTTTCAGCAACCGTATCCCCTAATCCTACAAGATAGCAGATATGCGATCTATGCACTGATTTGAAAATTGAGGATGTATCTTGCTTTTCGTAATAGCCCAAACGAATCCCGCCCATGTCGTTTGCAAGAAGAAATTGCTCAAGGCGTTTCATTTCGTTGGTAGATATATCTGTCCTGATAGAGTGTGGCATATCTTCTTCCCTTTCATACTCGCTGGCTCTGCCGAAAATCTCGTCAAAATATTCCTTTGAGAATTTCGGGCACATTAGTATTGTACCTTCTTTACAGTATACGGATACTCAGCCTCTGCATAGAATTTCTTTCGCTTAGTTAAGTGCTTCTTGCTATATTTGGAACTAGAGCA